TTTGCCAAGATCAGGTGCAAAGTTTTTAAGTGCCTTACGAAGAGCGATTGCGCCCTTTAGCTCGACTGGCATCTTTCATCTCCTTGTTTCGATCTTTCATAGCCTGTAATAAAGCCTTAAACATTCTAGAATCAAGTTCTAGTAAGTCATTAGGCGCGATCTGTGTCTCCAGACTTAATCTCGCGATCAAGTAAGTGAAAGAGTCACGCCCTATAATTCCGGGTCGTCGTCTAGAACTTCCACTTTTTGAAGTGTGTCTAAGAACTCCGCGCCAAACATCTTGACAGTTTCACCGCTGCGGCGAATACACTCCCAAGCCAGCCAATACACATCACTCTGTTTTTCATCGTCACGAAAGGCTTTGTGGAAGCCCTTCTTGGCGTAAACCTCGAATGCGTATTCGATCGATGGGGTTATCTGATGTTCAGATACAGAGCCATCTGCCCTTGTGATCTTTAGCTTTGCCATTCTTTTAGCCCTTTTCTTTAGTAGTTAGATTATGACCAAGTACCAGTTGAAGCAGTTGCTGTCTTGCTGTTGCAAGTGAAGGTCAAATCGAGCATACCTTCATCGGCTACTGCGCCGTTAATGTCTGTTAGGTTGTCAACCAAGATTGTTCCTGAGTAAAGCAAGTTAGTTGCTGATACAGCAGCTGATGAATCTTGGATTGCCTGCCAGGCAACAGTTGTGCCATAAGCAGCCTGGAGTGTTGCTAGAACGTTTGCTGCTGCTGTGTCATTTAGGAATGACACTGTGAGGCTGTCTGCTGAAAGACCGGTGACGAACTTGTGAGCTGTGTCGCCCATAGCAGTAACTTCGATCTGATCTGACTGACGGTTAAGTGTGAACGCAGTTACATGATCTGAAAGATTGATAGTGGCAATCTTTAGACCGACTTTGTTATTTAGAAAAATTGCCATGATTATTCTTCTTCCTTCTTAGTAGTTACTGGCTTTGCTGGTGTGTCGGTGATCTGACCAATCTTCTTCAAGAAGGCTAGATCCTCTGGTGTTAGGTCTGACATGTTAACTCCAACTTGTTAGGATTGATACGGACATCTCGCAGCTGAGCAGATCACCTGATGCAGCGTTGAGAACACTTGGGGCAGATACACTGCCTACATTATACGTCAAGGAACTAGCAGCTAGTAAATTAAACACTCTAACTAGGTTAGTTTCAATGCCGTTAAGGTTGCCTTCGTTATCAAATAAAGGCACTGTAATAATAATCTTAAAATTAGCCAGCGGACTCACTGTGTTACGCGCATTGTTACTTGGCGCAAGATACGGATCGTCCGGGCTTACGATAACTGAGTTAGCAAGAACAACTGAAGGTGGAAAGGCAAAAGTCTGCCAAAGTGAGTTGTCAACTAACGCCGTTGCCAGGGTAGTTCGAAGGGTCGTGATCGATGCTGGCATTAGCCCACCATTGAGCGAGGGTCTAGCGCGTGTGCGATCAATCCTCTTACCTTAGCGAGCAGCTGTGCTGACATTCGATAAGGTGAGGGCTGGAAATCTACGGAGTTAGAACCAGTCAAAGTGCTGGTTCTTGCTTGCCAGATCTCGACAGCTATCATGAGAGCCGCATTCTGAATTGCTGAATCAGCAGTCCAGTCTGTGTAAGTTCTTGAAGCAACTGAGCCATAAGGGGCAATAGCGTGCTTAGGTTGAGCAGTCGCATGAGCCGTAGCCATGCTAATTGAGTAATCGCCAACTGCTGTAATTACTTTGCTTCCATTGTAATTAGTACCAGAATTGGTAATCGTTACAGTTTGACCTACATAAAAAATCTCTTTGACAGGATCATTAAAATAAAGAGTGCCTGAGCCAACGACATTTTCGTGAGCTACTGAAAAATAAGTAGGACTCCATAACATTGGCAATAACACTGCATCTGCTGCATCGCAGACTTCTTGGATTGTTGCATCTGGGTACAGCGAGCCAACGCCAAGCGTTGCTTTTAGTTCAGCTACTGTGCAGAGTGCCATTCCAATTCCTTTCTAAAGACCAAGAGGGGGCAAGGGCTATGCCCCCTCTCAGCGACTTAGTGGGCTTACGCCTTGTTGTTCTTGAATGCGCCAGCGCCAACCTTAGTTGCGATTGCGCCGAAGCCGTAGTAACCGATGGTTACTTGACCTGCTGCTGTTGATTCTGCGCGTAAGCGGTATGTTGGTGACTCATACCATGTGTAAGCATCTGGGTTCACGATTAGAAGTGATCCATCTTTGTCTGTGTCTGATGTTGATGCAACGTTTGCTGTTACATATAGATCAAGACCAGCAACGCGACCGCGTAGAGCTGTTGGAGTTGAAACGCCTGGTTGGTTCATTGGGTTTGTTACTTCGTTGTAAATTGGGCGACCTGAGTCATTTAGTGACATCAAGTTAGACCATTGTGAAGTATTAGCAATGAGGTTGCGAGCGAATGGGTTAGGCAATCCTGCTGTTGCGCCATAAACAGAAGCTGCGCCGCGTGAGATAATTCCTAGCAATTCTGCTGCTGTTGGGTATGTTGCAACTGTTGTTGCATCAAGTGATGCGCCTGTAACGATTGCTGCGTGGACTGCTGCATCTGTTGCCTTTGCGTAAGCAGCTGCCATGTTGCGCACTAGCTCATCAAAGAAAGCAGGAGAAGTACGATCTAGAAGTTCAACAGAGAATGTCTGTTGTCCAGCATACTTCTTAACGGTTACAGATAAGAATGATGATGCTTGATCTGTCTCGTTGAATGCTGCATTCTCAGCTGTTTCTGCAACTGTTGGCATTGTTGTGATCTTTGGGATCTCGAATGTCATACCGGCATCAGGTAGCACTCCGCGAGAGATTGCTTCGATTGATGGGCGAATTGTTGTGCCTAGTGGGTTGATGATTTCTGACAACTGACGTGTTGGTACAAAAGCAGCGTTGTCTGATGTGTCATCTGCTGCGCGTAGGTATTGACGAGCTGTCTCGTCACCTAGTGCTGCGCGGATTGAGTTTTCTGCATACTTAGCAGCTGTGATTTCAATGCGTGGCTTTGTGTAAGCCATTGCTGTGACAGTTGGGCGAGCAGCTTCGACCGCTTGTGCTTCAACTGGTGTTGCTTCGACGGCTGGAGTGGTATTTTCCACGTTGGCTATCTCGCTTTCTGTTGGTAGGGGTTCTTCTACTGCAGCAGATTCTTCTGCTGCAATATCAGTAACTTGGGCTGACTTGAATGCTGGCTCAGTTACTAAACTTACTTCGACAAGGCGAGCAGCAGACACATAGGTCACGCCATCCTTGATCTTTGATTTCAAAACTTCTGCGCCGATGCTTAATCCTGATTGCAATCCTTCTTCGGCAAGGATTAACGCTTCTGTGCCGCGCTGTGATCGACTTACAGAAAATACAGCATCGATGGAGTTCTCTGACTCGGAGAAGCTGACTGCACGACCCAAAGGTTTTTTAGAATCGTGTTGGTTTAATAGTTTGATGGTCTTAGGATCTGGGATCTCGATTGATCCAGAAGCAAAGATAACTTTGCCCATGTTGGTAGATCCTGCTTCAATGTTAAGAGGCACAATCTTGCCTGAGATAGTGCGATTGGCTGAATCTGCTGTTAGTTCAGCTGCGAAGGTGATTATCTGGGTCATTCCATACCTTGACTTCCGTTAGGTGTTAGATCTGTCATTTCCATTGCTTGTTCTTGAGTAATAAGTTCAAGAGTTAATAATTTTTCAATTACTGCCAGTTCTTGTAATGGATCAGTACGCAAGAAGTTTTTGTCAATGTCAAATCTAACGACATTGCCACGAGCAGTAATATCATCCATTGATAGACGATCTTCAATGGCTGTGATAAATGGTTGTAGCGATAGTGTCAAAAATTGCTTGCGTTCATCTTGAACATTGGCATAAGTCATTGAATTATTTTGATCTGCTGATACATAGTAAGCAGGCACGTTACATAAACGCGCAATCTCAGTAGCCAGGTTAAAAATGGCTTCTCCGTACATCATGTCCTTAGGTGAGAATGACACTGGGTTATATTCTAAAGTGCTGGTTAAGTAAGCAGTTGATCGATTGTTGCGAGCAGTGCGCCAAGCAGCTAATAATCCAGACACTTCTTTAGGATCTAGATCAGCACCGGTATTTTTAATGTAACCAGTAGCCATTGGAGTTGATGCTGCTATTGCTGCTGCCTTCTGGACATCGATGGCTGCGCGAATAGTTGACACGCCAGTGTTTAAAATGCCATCACCTAAGGATTGGAATGTGATCAAGCTTCCAAGACCATCCATTGGTAATGTTGTGCCATCAATTGCGTAAGACTTTACAAAAGTGTTAGTGCTGTCAAGTGTCGCAGTTACGCGATGGTTAGCAATCCATTCAAAGCGAGATGGGCGACCATCTTCGTTGTAAACTTCTACAACTTGCCAAAATGCTTGGCCATAAAATAAAAGTGAATCAACAGTCCAGGCGATCGTTACAGATCGTGGTTGTGAATATGAAGGTTGCTCTAACCAAACCGGTGAGCCAAGTTCTTCGTTAGTTGATTTTCTGTAAAGCTCTAATGGGATTGCGCCGATAGTTCCAGCCAAAAGATTCCTGCATCTCTGCAACGCTGGTACGGAGATAGCTTCGCTTCTGCCAATGTAGGCATATTGAAACGGCATTGCATAAGGTGAATACTCACCTAGAACTTGAGGGGCATATTGCGCTTCGACAGACGGCTTAGTTGGCTTTGATTCTGCTCGCGAAAATATACCCATAGCCTAAATGATAGCACAATCTAGACAAATTGCTAGCAAGTGTCAAGTTATAATTTGTGGGCGTGGTGCTGGCAGCATCAACTTACTTACTGCCATTGCAACTCCAATAATTGCTGAAATGTCACCAGCTGATTTGCGTTTAATGATTCTCCAGGCTGAGTCATTGACTTTGGCGGCACAGTTGTTAAATTGCTGGATAAGTTCTGCCTGGCCATTATGCACGACTTTATGAGTCACCAATCCAGTTAAAAGGTCGCCACAGGCCTGATAGAACTGTTGGCCGCTTACATCTTCTGTCATTACCCCTGCTTGCTTCAATCGGTCTGCAATGGACTGTGTGGCGTACTTGTCATAACAGACTAAACGTGGCCGATAGATATCAGCCCAAGCTTTAATGGCCACAGCAATTTTTAAATCATCAACAGCCACCTGACTTGACCAAGTCTCCATAATTCCAATACCAATTCGGCCATCGGGAAGTAACTGGCCAGCAATAAGGCTGGCATTGCGCCTTGACGGGCTAACATCAAAGGCAAAGACGGTATATGCCCCGACTGCTATTTCTAGCGTGTTATCGCTGGTCTCTTCCAAAACTCCATGAGGCCAAGGCGATTGAAGGCTGTCAATCCATTGGCAAAGGGTTTCAGTTCTAGTGGTTTCGATAGGTGCTGTGGCAATAGCTTCTTCAATCGATTCTTTCGTGACTGTGTAGCCAAGAGCAGGATTACTTGGCACTACCGCATCACGCCAAAAGGAATCTGATGAAATATCTATCTTGCAATACTGTGGTGCGCTGTATTCGTAGTAACCAAAGGTCTCAGGTGGGTAATCCTTGGCACGTTCGACCAATCCGTTGAGAACTGTTGAGAAGGCATCGCCAGCATTGCTAGTTAAAAATGTTTGAGCGTTTGACCGGGCACGAGTCACTGGAATTGCGGCCTTGTAACCATCTTCTGAGATTTCACGCACTTCATCAATCCATAAGAAGTCAGCTGTGCGACCACGCGCAGAATCTCGCGTATCAGATACCAGGTCAAGGGTTGCCCCATTAAGCAGCTCGATGCGCTCGCCACCATTGGCATATCTAACAGCCTTAGTCATGGCTTTGAGCTCTGGAGTCGATTCGATAATCCAAGCAATCTCTCGAAAGGTCATTAAGGCCGTTGCTCGGTTTGAGGACATGATTATGTGCTTCTTTTCGTCACCATAGAACATGCCCCAGATAACACGCACTCTGCCGAGGTGAGACTTGCCATTCTGTCTCGAAATAAGCAATAGCGCAGTCTTTACGCGGTATTGATCTTTCTTGTCAACCATGAGCATCTGTTTGAGGATGAACTCCTGGTACGGCATCAGCTTATCCATCTTTAAGCGTTCAACCATTTCAAGAACTTCACCAGCTCTTGACTTGCCCTTTAGAAGTGGCGTGTGAACCCTTGGCTCGGTTGCCCCTCGCAGGGCTTTGACTGTCTTGGGTTTATTTGTCATTGATTTGGATTGGGTCGGATCTTAAAAGGACTGTCTGGCATCGGCTCGGACTGCATCGGGTATATACAGGATGAAAAG